AATGTGGTTATACAGAAGATATTATTGTCGAGGGGTTAGAGGCTTTTTTCGATTTAGCATAAGTTACGATTCGTTGTCAAATTTTTATTTGACAAACTTCCAACTTATGCAACATCACAATTATAGTCTTTACGATTTAGAAAATATGATCCCTTTTGAAAGGAAAATATATGTTGACTTAATACAACAACATATTAAAGAAGAAAAAGAACGTATTGAAGCACAAAAACTATAATAGGATATAGAAATGAGTATAGGAACATTAGCAAATTTAACAGCGCAAGTGGCACTACTTCAAGGTGGTATAGATAAATTCGGCGGCATGATGGAAGATATGGGTAAAGATAAAGATAAAACCAAAACACCATCACAAAATGAAAAATCTAACACAAATGCTAATAGTGATACTGCAGAAAATACATCTAAAATAGTTAAATTTCAAAAATTTCAAATTGATCAACAAACTTCACAAAATAAAAAGTTGTTGAGTACACAAGAAAAAATGAATAATAACTTGTTGAATGGTTTTAGTGCCATTCAAACACAAGTCCTAGATGCAATTAATGGTTTGTCTACTCATATGACAGATGACCAAAAACACCAAAAAGCACAGTCAATACTTGCAGGTAAACAGGCATGGGATCAGTTTCAGGTGTCTAAACACAATGCAAATTTATTTGCTGGTATGAGACATATGTCGGAGCAAAACTATGTTGCCGTTAACCAAGTTGCAACAGAAATTGTTAAAATGCACGGATCTATGATAGGTTCTACTAAAGAACAGAAAGACTTAGAAATAAGAAAGATGAAGTTAGAACGACATGGACATCTAAGAAGAGAGCAACAAATTGGTCAAAGTATTGAAAAATTTATCGAGGCAAAAGGGTTAAAAGGTAAGGCCTGGACTATATCCGATTTAGAGAAGTTGAGTGGTGAGGGGAATGGTGACGCTAAAGACACATTAAAAATGATCAAATATGCTCAAAAAATACGTCATGGTGTTACATTGGACAAATACAATGAAACACAATCTGAACCAATTTCAAAGAAAGATGCGGAGGTTGTTGCAAAGTTTGTAAAACGTCGAGGTATTCCTGCCGGCAATGGTAGTAAGTCAAAGTCACCTCTAGGGTATAAGTATGTAAAGGGGGCAAATGTTTCTGGTTTTGATCAACAAAGACACGATACTAATAAAAATCGTCTTCGAGACGAGGTAATAAGAACTGCGGCTAGGAGAGATGAAAATGGTAATCCTCTCATGATCATGCCCAATATGCATACATTACCTGATTTTTTAAAAAATGTTTCTATGATGGGCGTCAGTGCCGGTGGTGGACGTGGGTGGAAATTTTCAGAAGATGGTGAAGCCGGTCTGGCATCTGGTAAATATAAAATGTTTGATCACAAAAAAGAAGGACGGTCTGGTAAAACGCCTGGTTTATATAATACAGAAACAGGTAAATTTATTGAACAGGCTCAATTATCTATGGAAGGTGGTTCTGGTGCTCTTTTAAATCCAACTGGTACTGATTGTTGTGATAGTATAAAACAAATAGTTTTATCTAATGCGTCTATTTTAGATTTGATGGAAAAGAAGGATGCACGTGATATACAAGCACGTAAAGATATGCTTGAAGCTAAAAATGATGCTATGTTTGCTGGTGGTAAAAAAGGTGGACTAGGTGCATTACTTGGCAAAGGTGGTGGTAGTGGTGGTGGTTTTCTTGCCTCTATTGGTAACTTTTTAAAAGGTAATCTTGGTGCTGTTGCTACTGCCGCCGCCTCTATTCCTGCATATAAATTTAGTAAAAATAAACTTAATGAATGGAAATCTTCTTGGAAACCAAATAAACCAACGGCAAATGGTGTACCTACAACTGATCCAGTAAATTCAAAAACTGCTAATAAAACTGCTAATACAATGAGTAAAGTCATTAAAGGTTCAAAAACAGTTGCTAAAACAGGACTTAAAATTCTTGCACCAATTGAAATTGGCGATAAAATGCAACAAGGACAAGGTGTTACAGAATCAGTTATAAACACTGGACATGATTTAGTTAAAGGTGTGTTAGGTGTTGTTGATCTAATAACACCAGATTTCCAAGAAGATGGTACAAGTTGGATTGACAAATATACAATGAGCCAATCAGACGCCTTTGGTAATGCAGATAAATGGACTACGTCGATGTCTTTTTTTACTCAAGATGGTGGTAAGGCTGGATATAAAACTGGTGCTACTAAATTTAAAACAGGTATTGATTGGAAAAGGGCAACTAAATTAGGAAATGCGGCCGAGAATGTTCATGGTGTAGTTGATGTTGGTTCTGGTATTTCTGATATTGAAGATTTAGAAGGACTTGCAAAACTTCCAGCACAAACTATTGAAGCGTTAATTGCTCAATATACTTGGAGTGATGGTGATGAGAAACTACTTAAAGATATACTTAATGCAAAACTAGAAGGCAAATCTATTACGTATTCTGATGGGGGTTGGTTTGGTTTTGAAAACATAAAATTTGGAAAGAAAGGTACTGCCGCTAAGTTTAGTGATGAGGTAAAAGTTTCTGGTTTGTCTAAAGCTAGTATGAATAACAGTTATTCGGGTGTTGGTAAAGCTCATGATGATTTAAATGGTCTGAAATGGTGGTCAAGTGAGGCAATCCTGACTGGTGATGAGTTAAAAGAATATAAAGCAATGAGGTCAAGACAACATAAGTCTTTATCTGGTTTAGAACGAGGGTCAGATGCTTATACACTTCAAAAGCATAAATTTTATGATGAGCAAAAGGCATTTTTAGATTCTAAATCGGTTGATGATGATGAACAAATGAAGTTGATTAAGGGGATTGATGGTGTTACTGCTGATAAAGACTTGCAAGACCATGTAAACAAAATGATGTCAGAGCCTGGCTCTGCATATGTACATGACATACATACGGAATCTTGGTTGGAGAAAATATATAACGCAGTTACTGGTAGTGGTGGTGATCACGGATATGACGAAAATGATATTGATGGTAAAGGTTGGGGTAAAGGAAAGAGCAAACCTTTATCACCAGGCGAGAAAGCAGGTGCCGCTAGAGGTAGTAGAAACAACAAAAAATGGATGAAAGATGTTGAAGAAGCCAGAAAACGTGGCGAGCCACCACCACCACCACCAGTAGTGGGTGAAGATTATAAACCTGTATATTCTTCATTAGTTGCAACACAATCTGCTATTATTGGTAACAATGCTATGCAAGGAAGTAAATGGTTTAATAAGGGATACATTCCTGGCGAAGAAAAGTGGTCATTGGCAAAACATTGGGTGAATGAAACTAGTCAATTAACTCGTAGTAATCAGGCATTTAGAACTGGTGCGAATGGTTTAAGTACACTAAGGCCATTAAGTGCATTCAGTACATCTGGTACATTAGGAACTGGACCAACTGCTGGATTTAGAAACATATCTAAATTTGGTTCTAGAGCGTTACCTGGCCTTGGTGCAGGTTTGGCTGGCTGGGATATGACAAACCGTATTAACAACGATGACTATTTAGGTGCCGCTTTATCTGCTGGTTCTGCTGTGCCTGGATGGGGTCTATTACCGTTAGGTCTGCAAATGGGAACTGATGCAATGGGTTGGACTGGTCAACAGAGTAAATCTATAATGGATGGTTATGTACCAATAACTAACTTACAACCTAATGAACAATTTGGTGGTAATGTACAAAATAGTGCTCCTGTTGTTATTGATAATACCACTACAAATAACAACACCTCATCTAATAATATATACGCACAGTCAACTGCCCACTCCCCTTCGTTACCGAATGGTGTGGGTAGTTCATTAGAATATTCAGTTTCTTCAAGAGGATAAAAAAAGGGAGTCGTAAAGACTCCCTTTTTAAAAAGGGAGTCGTAAAGACTCCCTTTTCATAAGTTAATTTTTAATTAACCATCTGCCAACTTAGCAAAATAACTCATAGTGTCATCTTCATCTGCATCGGCAGTAGAGGTACTTACAGTGTCGTTTGTATCCCAAGGAATTTCATCCGTTTGGTTACTAACATCTGCAACTGGTGTTTCTGGTGCAGAAATTGATTCTGCAGTCATTGTAGATGCTTCTGCACTACCACCTGTTACACGTAAGAATTTAGTTTTCAATTCATCATAAGTTTTAAACTTATCTTCACCAACTTCAGCGTTCAATGAATATAAACCATTATATAATTCTTCCATTTCACCTTCATCTTTCAACCACTGAGATGGTTCTTCAAAACCAGATTTATCATATTTAATGAAACCATCTGCCTTACGTGCCTTTAGTTTAAAGTCTGCACCATTAAATAAATCAAAAACGTTTACTGGTGTTTCATCATCAAATTCAGGAGCACCTGCGGCCTGAATCATATCAAAAATAGATTTACCATATTTGAATAAAAATGTCTTACCCTCATTTGCTGGATTATTTGAATCTTTAACAACATAGATATTAGAAATAAACTGTAAACGACGTTTACGTTGTCTTGCAATATCTTTATTTGAATCAATTCCACTGTTCCATAGTTCTGAATTTGCTTCAGATACAGGATCTGATTTACCAATTGTTGTTAATGAATTTTCAATGTACCAACCACCTTGTCCTTTGAAACCATGTGAATACATTTTAACGAATGGAAAATCTTCACCATCTGGTGCGTCTAAGAAACGAATGATTGCATAACCATTGCCAGTCTTATCTCTTTCCAATTTCCAGTATCTGTCATCTTCATATGAATTAGAACTGGCGCCACTTGCCTTGTTCAATTTATCCATCATTTCAGATACGTTCTTTTTTGACTTACTTCTTTTCTTTAGAGCTGAAAACCCCATAATACTTCTCCTATATTGATTTAAGGTATAATTACCTGTTTAACGTTTTACGTGATGTTTTTATAGAGGTATCACACAACCCTCTAATTTGTTTTATACTTCTTCTGGAACAAACTCAGTTTCTTTATCTTCAGATACTGGTGAAGGTGCTTCATCACCTTCCATTACCGATTTAACTGCTTGTGCAAATCCAGCACGTGCCATTTCTAGACGTTGTACTTCTTTGTCAATTGCAACCAAATGATCAATAGCAATCTTTGCAACATCAGGTAGTGCATCTACCTCATAATCTTTACCGTCAATCTTAACTGTGTTTTGAATACTCACTTCTTCACTCATTATATACTCTCCTATATTAAAATATCATACTACCTTTTATACTACACTGTTATTTATAACAGTTTTCTAACTAGAAAATTCATTTTTCAATTCTCTAATCAAATCCAACCCAGATTCGGCAAGGTGTCTGATTTGATAGTTTTGTTCTAGACCAGATTCTTGTTGAATTTGAGTTAAAATTGTTTTGAGTGCGTCGCACTTGACTTCGCACTCTTGTTTACTATGTTTATTACCTTCCATTATAACATACCCCTATTCATTTGTCAAGTTATTCTGTTAAAAAAGTTGGTTGTCCACCAAGCATTTCTACAATAGAATTATAATCTAATCTTGCATTTGATGATAAATTATATTCTAATTTGTTTGACATCTTAACTGTGTTTAACATATAAGTAACTTTTAATGTATTATCATCAATCATATCAACTTCTTTCAAAGTCATACTATTCAAATTAATATTTGAATTCAATTTATCGTGCATTTGCATTAGGCAAAAACTCCTTTCATTATTGACCCATATTTCTTGGTATCAAAGTTCATAAATTCTGCATATCTATCAAACTTGTGTTGTGCTTCAGGATAGATATACTCGTCCTCAATTTCTATCTTAAACTTTTTGCTAAAGTTCAAAACTTTATCCATTATGATATACGTTTCAACTTTAATCATTTTCTGTTCAACGAATCTAAAAATGATTGGGTGACCTCCATCATTTACTTTGAATAGTTCATCAAACTTCAAATTTCTTTCTTCTAAAAACTCTTTGATTTGTTTAATATCTTGTTCAAACAAATACGTCAAAGACTCAATTACTTTCATCCAACCAAAGTAAACTTTTTCAGATTCTTGGTTATACATTTCGGCAATATATCGACCATCTCCGACAACAAAATTAGCAACTAAAAATTGTAATAAATGTTTACCCTTCTTTGAACCTAATGCTTCAAAGTAATATTTATCTTTACGTTTATTATATGTATCTATATTCAATGATTTCAATTTGCCGTTATACTTAACAAAATTATAATCATTTTCAATATTAAAATGTTGTTTTATAGAAACATATAACCTATATGCATCTAATCCAGTCACAAAGGTAATGCACTCCCTATTTCTTCATCATTAATTAAACGGTTATTTACTGCTTCTATTCTTATCTTTTCTTCTAATATTGGTGAAATAAGTTTAGAAATTTGTTTTGCTTCTAGGTCGTTTTCTACCATGTAGTCTGTAATAACATCCATATATGTAGATAAACCATCTTTGACTTTTGACTCAACAAGAATTTGGAATTCTTGTTGTTTGCTCAATTTACTCATTATATAACCCCCTCAAAATTTAATTACTAATTCTTTTCATTGCAAGTGAAGTAATCTCCTTAACTATATCACTATCACTACCAAATAATTCAACATATTCATAAAGTATTGGTGATTCATTCTTAGTAACTAATTCTGCAGTTTGTAATATTTGACCAGCGCCAAAGTTAGTGTATGTACGTAATAAATCTAATACAATATCGTTTGCATATGCACCAATCTCATCAGGGTCACTTAAATAAACAATACGTTTTTCTTCCTTACCCATATTATCGTCATACACAGGCATAACAACCAAACCATCACGTTCTGTAACTTGCTCTCTATGAATCATTTCGTGTTCTAACGTTTGTCGCATTTGATGTTGTAAGAAATTCCAACTATCAGTATTTATATTAATAGTACCGTCCTCATCTGCAACGATTAAAGCAAGTTCAATATTTTCCTTCAAGTCATATTCATATGCATTGAAATAACCATTAACCGACATCATATTTTCGGGGAAATCTTCAACTTCATTAACTGTAACTTCTACACCTAAATCATCGAATTCTTCTTGAACGATGGTTGCAAAATCTTCAACGTGAAGTTCTACATCAACTACCTTATTCTTAACACTTTCAATTCTATTTTCCATAATTAGATCATACCATAAGATATATGAAATGTCGAGTAATAATTCAATTTAACAACCACATGAAGATGCACCTAACGACTCTGCATTTGCAAGTTCATCACCATATCCACGTAAGTAATCATCATAGTATTTTTGGAACACTTTATTACTACCTGTAAATGCCTGTGGTGGTTCTGATAGTTCAGAAGCAAACCAACCTGCAATATAAAACCTATTCTGTGTTCTTAAATATTCATCACGTTCTTTTTTATTTCTAATTAGTGGCATATTAATCACTCCTTTCATTATTTGATATACTACGTATTATACACTACTATTATGGTTAAGTCAAGTATTTTTGTTATAAATATTAATAATATCAATATTAGTAATTTTTAAGGAAATAACACCATGTCACAAGTAATTAATGAGAAAACAACCCATTCTGATATCAGTACAGTAGATTTCAGTTTTAACAAAGTGATTGATGCCTTCCATGAATTACCTACAACTTCAATTTTAAGAAACATCGCAGCCGTTGTTCCTATGAAAATGTCAACTGGTACTGTAATCAACTTACGTAGAAATGGTGCGACTGGTTCTTACGAAACAGTAGAAGCAACCTTAACAGTAAATTCTAATTCTGCAACTCCATTATCAACTGGTCTTTCTATTGAAGCAGTCCAAGACCTTAAAAACCAATACGGCGAAGATGGTTATGATATTGCAGGTGCAATGTTAAAAGGTATCGTTGATAAAGAAGAAAATGATGCATTAATTACATTCCTTAATGCTAATTCACTTTCAACACCAACATTAACTTTATCAGATGCTGGTAATGCAGAATCAACTTTATTTGAAATTACTCAACGTGTTCAAGAATTAGTTCTTAAAATGAACACAGATAACTACCGTACATTTGACGCATTTGTTATTCTACCTTATAAAGCGGCTGCTTCTGTTACTGCCCTAAACACATACGTAGGTGGTGCTGAAGAAGAAAACGAAAAACGTCTTGCTGTTTCTAAAATTGGTAAAACAAAATACTTCGTTAATCCAGACGCTACTGCTACAGTTGCTTATGTTGGTCTTATCGAAAATAACAAGAAAACAATTGGTGCATCATCTATCGTAATGGGTGACTACCAAACTGAAATCTTAACATCTAACCACGTTGAGTCTTTCCAACAAAGAGTAGGCATCATCAACCGTTATGCAACTGTTGTAAATCCTTTATCTGATACTGGTTCTGAAATGTTAATGCATTTCACAATTAGTTAATAACATCTAACTTATTGTTGACAGAGGTTAATGCTTCATAGGCTTCTTGGAAGTCTTCTTGTTGTGTTACCTCTTCGGCATAATTTCTCATATGCCATACCTTTGCTAATTGTCTAATTAGTTTTTTGTTCAAATCAAAGTCTTCGTGTACTTTAGTTATAACTTCCTTAATATGTTCTTGTTCTGCTTCAATTCTAGTTTTAGAATCTGAAATCTGTTGTAGAGCTACGTCAATTTTCTTTAAATCTGCTGGGTTAGATGGCATCATAATGATTACTCCTTTATTGTTAATATACGTCTATTATACACTACTATTTGATTGAAGTCAAGCTTGTTATAAATATATCTAAGGAGAATACATTATGTTTGGAATACCATTAGAAGTTATATCAATGTTAGCATCCACCTTACTTGGTGGATTTATGAAGATGAAAGCAGATGCTCGTGCTGATGAACAAGCACGTAATCTAATGACATTGAAACTTCTTAAAGGTGAAGAAAAGTCTCGCAAGTCGGCAAGGAAGATGAACACGCCTTCTGCCAATTGGGCAAGAAAATTTATTGTTATGTCCTTAATGGGTATGGCAATATTCATTCTAATCGCACCTATCTTGTTTCAACAACCAACAAATGTATTAACAGAAGAAGTTCACGGATTCAAATTATGGTTCTTGGATTTCACTTGGACAGAACCAGTATGGAAAGAATTGATTGGAGTAGTAACTCCAGAATGGCTTCCATACGCAATTTTAAATGTACTAGGGTTTTACTTTGGTACAGGAGCAGTTAAACGATAAGGAGCAGTTAAACGATGAAAACGATGAAAGCAATAACAATTATGGTGTCAGTATTATTTGCCTTAGCGGCATTAATATTGTTAATAGACGAAAATAAATGTGAAGAAGGATATCATTCAATGCCCGACGGTACTTGTATGAGTAATATGGAAATGATGCATTAAAGAATCAAAGTGTCTTAAACAGAGGAAATCATTATGATGGATATTTTAATAACTTATTGGCAATTTACGTTAGTTGCTTTTTTAATTTTAGTTGGTGCAGTATTCAACTATTTCGATAAAGACGATTCAGTTGCGATTGATTTCAAAACGAACGGTATGCCTGAAATGAAACCTATTGGCATTCCTACTAAGGGTAAAGGTTTTTGGGGTGGCGTCTGGACTTGGATTATGGTTACTCGTACTTGGGAAATCACTAAAGACTTTCAATACTCTATTGACGGAGAGCATTATGTTATTCCTAAAGGTTTTGTATTTGACGGTGCTTCTGTTCCTAAGTTTTTTAGAAGTTGGTTAAGTCCAATGGGCGTATTATTAATTGGTGGTCTTGTACACGACTACGGTTACAAATACCAAACGTTATTGAAGAAAGGTAAAGGTCAATGTAACGGTATAAAGACACAAAAAGAAATGGATGAAACATTTAGAGATATTAATATTTCTGTAAACGGTTTTAAGATGATTAATTACTTAGCATACTACGCTTTAAGACTGGGTGGTTTTGTTACTTGGAAAGGACATAGAAAACGTGGTGCTGATTGGAAAGGGAGTGTAAAATGAAAGAAACGATTATAGGTGGTGTTGTATTAGGTGCTTTAGGTTGGTTATTTACTTCGCTATTGCTAGTACAAAATCACGTAACAATTTTAGAAGAAGATAATAAATTTATCCTTGAACAACTTCACAAAACAGAAGCAGAGTTAAGAGAAGAATTAGATGTTATTGGTAACTTGAGAGAACGAGTAAGGGCACTTGAGGTAACAAAATGAACCAACAAGAAAAGATAGCGTGGGGTTGGTTAGGTATGATTTTAGCATTAATACTATTTGCTGAAAATGTTGAAGCAGTAGATAATACAAATACTAATACCACGACATCTACGAGTACTGTTACTAATACGTCAACATCGACAGTTAATAGTAATTCAACAAATAATACTACATCAAGTTCAACTGTTGACCATAAGAATCAACCTGTAGGTGGAGCAAGAGCACCAAGTGTATCTGTATCTAATTCAGATGTATGTGTATCAGGTGTTTCTGGTGGGGCACAATCAAATATGTTTGGATTATCATTTGGTACTACTGTAACAGATGCTAATTGTGAACGAATCAAATTATCTAGGGAATTAAGAAAGGGTGGTATGAAAGTGGCAAGTGTTGCTTTACTATGCCAAGACCCTAGAGTATTCCAAGCGATGATTATGTCAGGTACTCCGTGTCCGGCAAAGGGTCAAATAGGAAAAGATGCGGCCGCATTTTGGAATGCATATCCCGAATTAAGACCCGACTTCCAAGATTATGTTAGAAATAAACAAGTATTATTTGATGCAGGTTATATTGATGCTGAAGGTAATCTAATTGATAAGGATAAACGCCTTGAAAAGAAATCTACTTTTAAGTCTGGCACTCACAACTGGAATTAGTTTTGCTGACACTACTGATAATCTAGTTAATCAGAATGGTGAGTTAGACCACCAAACAACTTATTATGGTCCGAGTGTAGAGGAAACATATACTATACCACAAGATGCTATATGGCGTAATCCATCAAGTATTGATTGGAGTGTGGATGTAAGGTCATATGATAATGCTATTGGGTGTTACTCAAACTGTGTAGATGATAGGGCTCTTATTTACTTTGAATTTTATGATGTTGATAATAGTTATTTAACATCAAGTGGGCCAGGATGGATAACTCTAGACCATGACACTGGGGGTTGGTCTGCTTGGGTTAATTATTCAGGTTCTTATACAGACGAAACATATTTATCTGAAATCAATTCAATAAGGTGGATACTAGATGGCAGAGATACTGGGTATTGGGCAGGTAACTATGGACCTCAATTTAGAAATGCGTCATTAACATTTGAATATGATCCTGTTGAAGAAGAATTAATAATTCAAGTAGAGGAAGATGTTTTAGAATTACTTGAGTTGATTGAGACAGGTGAAGCAGATATAGAAGACCTTGAAGATTACTTTGTGGAACTTGAGGAAGAATTAGACGAAGAATTTGAAGAAATAATCGAAATTGTGGAGGATGACCTTGAAAAAGAAATTGAGGACATGGATGATGAACAATCGGAAGATACTGATACAGAAGAATTGGTTGATGACGAAGTTGAGGAAATTGATGAGGTAGACGAAGAAAGTGAAAGTGATGTAGAATCAGATGATAATGAAGTAGATAATGATGAACCTAATAACGAAGGAGATTCAAATGATACTCAAAACAATAATGACGGTAATACATTTACCACAGAAACTGGTGGATTGTCTGACACATTGTCTAGCGGAGAAGAAGTGCTTAACCTCTTGGACATGGTACAAACTACAAGCACTGTCTTATCTAATAATGTTGTGCTTGGGGATACTGTTGATATTTCTAGTTATACCAGCATATCTTTATCTGAATCCGTCGAATTAGAAGATAACGAGAATTGGTATCAAAACAGAGCATTTTATGAAGACTCTGGTACATTACCCGATTCTGGCATACTAGAAAGGTATAAATACAATAATATAGAGGAAATAAAGTTTTATGATTAATGAATTATTAGAAGGCAAAAAGGTAGGTGCTCTAGCAGTAGTGACTATTATGTCAGGTATTGCTGGTACTATTTGGGGAGGGGCTCTACTTTGGAATCAAATACAAGATAATACGGCAAAGGTAGAAACTATTCAACCTTATGATGATGCTTGGATTAAGAAGTTATCGGATGACAATATGAATAAAATTATTGCGTTAGAAACTAAACAAAGTCAGGTTAATTTTACAGAAATTATGGAGAAGTTATCACGTTTAGAAGCAACAATTGAAGCAATGGCAAAAGACATTGAAAGAAATGAAAGAACTTCTAATGGTAGTGTAAACCCTTTAAGTCTATAATGGACGTCGTAAGTTTAATGCCGTACATAAACGGCTCATTGATGATGGCAACTTGTGATTGGGCTCCGTATTTGTATTGTGCTTAATTGTGACTATAAATAAAACGATTCAACAATAACTATATTAATGGTGTAAATGTTTAATGAGTAAGAAAAAGGCGAAAGCAAAAAAGAGACGTAAAGAACGTAAAGAATTGCGACATATGATGACACATAATGAGAAGGTGAATGATAATGAAACAACAAGAAAGTGTGTGGTTTAATAAATCCGTATTCTATGCTATGTTGTTATTAACCACAACATCAGTAATAACATCTTGTACACTATTAACTTCAAAACCAATTAAAGTCAAAACTGTTACCAAAGAACCAGTTGTATTAGATATTCCGAACGCAAAGAAACGAACGATTTTCGCTTGTGACCATATGGGCAAATTCGAAGAACGTGAAATGTATGTTTGTGATTTAATGGAATAACAGGGTGGGACGACTACTGATGAGTCGTCCCGAGGATTACAAAGATTAACCTTCTAACAATTCAGCATTTGAACTAATTGGAATTGTTACTGGTTGCTCTTCGTCTGGAATTGTTACACTCATACTAACAACTAACATACCATCATTTAGTTTAGCGTCATCGATTGTTACTCGGTCGCCAATAGTAAATTGTTGTTTGAATGAACGGTCAGCAATTCCTTTATGGACGAAACTATCGTGTTCACTAAGACCATCAGACTTTTTATTTCCTTCAATGGTCAATACATTCTTTTCAATTACGATATTGATTTCATCCATCTTCCAACCTGCTAGTGCCATTTCAATTGCGTAACTGAATGGGCCTTTTACAATGTTGTAAGGGGGATATTTGTTGTTTGGTTTATCGAATTCAGCAAGTGAATCGAAGATGTTATCTAACCCAAGTGTTTGATTAAAGAATGGGTTGAAGTCGGCCAATAGGCCAGGCATATTTCTGCTCATAGTAGTTCTCCTTATAATAAGCGAGTTGTAATTGTGTGACCTTAATTAAGTATCACGTTTCATCAAGTAACCCTTCCGGCATTACTCAAATTATTGGAAGACCGTAAACTTCCGAATAAGTGAATCAAATATGATTCTAGAACGTTATTGTCTTCAATAGTATTTATAATAACTCTTACAGAGGACTGGTTATTATTAATAATATTTTGGCTATGTTGTTCTTTAACTTATATCAACGGTTTTGAAACTTTATTAAAGAAGATACCATCGGGGGAAATGATACCTTCATTAATAAAGTCTCCGTTTTTCTTAGACTCTTTCTTCTTGTCTTTAAACACCCTTTGCCTAAACAAAGGGGTTCTGACGGAATGAAGAATCTTATTTCTAATCTTCTTCTTTTTCATTTTAGTTCCTTTTATCCATTTACGAATTTCATTATTTCTTTTGCTTCAACAATTGTTTCTTCGACTGTTGGGTATGATGGACGTTCTTTAATAATACCATCAGCAAATAAATTTTCATCAGCATAATAAACGTTTTGTAAACGTTCCATTGCTGTATTGTACATATCGTATCTTAACTCATAAGGCGTTTTGTTTGCCATTTTACTTCTCCTGTGTTGTGTGTATATTGTGTGTTATAGTTTTACATCATTTCGGATGTAGTTAAAGGCTATGATTATGACTCACGCCTTTAACTGAATCGAGGGGAGTTTTATACGCACTCACACTACTCCCAAAGTGCTAAAAAGGCAGGAGGTAAGTATCTAAATTTGATACCCAACATGACGCCCGTGCTAACTAATTGTGTGGAAGCACTCGACCGACTTTAGCCAATCCTTATCTTCCATTATATCGCCCGAGGATCCTCAGACCGAAAGTGGTTCTTAGTTTTTTGGGTTATGCAGAAAAACTAATAAAACTGACCCGAGGCGTCGCAGAACGAGGCGTCGGATATTCATTCATAAAAGATTATTTGTTAAAAATCTTATATAATACAGCGGCAGCTACTAATCCAACTAGACCTTGAGCACCAAGTTGAGCAACGATACCAGTGATAGTAGCGATTACATCACCACCAACGAATGGAACTGTTCCACCAAAAATTACCTGTAATACGATTGCGAACGCAATCAATGCTACACCTGTTTCTGTACCTTGCTTAATCCAAGCATTTACTTTATCTAACATATTTTACTCCTATGTTATATTAAAAATAGTTTAACAACGTCTCGGTTGTATCAACTCCCATTGTTGATATATTAACAATTAGTAATACACCAAATGTTAAATTATTTATACATCAAATTGTTTCTTTACAATTTTTAATATAGATTCCATTTCATCAGTAAAACTAAATAACAAGTGTGATTTATAAATTTCAATCAAACTTTCATAAAACCAAAACTGTCCATCGGCAGAACTGTTAAACATATTAAATGCACTTTTACCTTCTGTATTAAAGTCTTCAAGTGTGCAACGTAAATTATGAAGTTTATCGGCGGCAGAAACCACAACCGCTTCAAATGGTGCTTCTTTTAAACGTTTAATATAATCAACCTTTCTTTCTTTCCAAGTTAGTGATTTATCTGCTTCACTTACATAATCCACCATAAGGGCGACAGCAGTACCAAATTCGTTAGATAAATCATTTAACGTATAACCCTCGCAGTCCTCAACAACATCGTGTAGAACGGACGCCATTTGCACCTCAGCACCATAACCTTTACTTTTAACTATATTCATAACGGCAATAGGGTGCGATATGTATGGTATATTTTTACCACCTTTTCTTGTCTGACCTAAATGGGCAGTAGTGGCATATTTAATTGCAGTTTTTATTTTATCTTTTGTCATTTACACCTCAATCATTTACGTATATATTATACAACAAAATACACCAAATGTCCAGCAATTATATGAATTAATTCGTTAAATCTAATAATTCTTCTAACTTTTGTTTTTTTAATGCACCACGATATACTTCTGGATCTTTACCTTTACGTTCAATAACTGTTGCAGGTACACTACGTAAACCATGTCTAAGTGCAAACTCTTTACCCTCTTCTGTATCAACATCTAATGTAACAACAGTCCAATCATCAATAAATCCATCAGTTACTTCTTCAAAAATAGGAGCATACATTTTACAAGGGCCACACCACGATGCTGTTATTCTAGTTACTGTGTTAAATTTCATTTTAATTACATCTTTACTCATTTCGTCTCCACGTCAATCTTTTCATGTCTAATCTTTCTATTCATAATCTTCTTCAAAAACTTGCCTGTGCCAGTTCTCCAATTATGTGTCTTGTGCCACTTTTTCGATGTCCAATCGTGTATCTTGTCTTTTATCTTCGTCACTCTTAATCTCCCATTCAATGTAATTTTGTTCTTGTACTAACATATAATCTTCACCCAAACAACTTGCGTTGATGTGTGTTGTGATTTGTCCATATCCATCCATCACCCCACGACCAGAATGAATATGTCCACAAATGTGTAGTTGTGGATTAATTTCCTCAATTCTCCGTGATAGTGATGGGCATCCCAAATGTTCTCCGAGTACACCTAGTCTGTCAACTTGGTCTAACTTTCCGAAAGCAGGTCCGTGAGAAATTACAACATCAGTATCTTCAGGAATTAATTTGAAACGTTCATCAGCACTACGTTCATCTTTAGGTAAAGCAAACGCCCAACCCATAAATTCTGGTGTCCAAGGACTTCCGTAAAACTTAACTCCATCAATAACCACTTCACTATCTTGTAAATATGTAAGTGAAGGATATACAACATTCATCAAATCACCAATTGCTGGATTGTCTTCAAATATCCTATCGTGATTACCAGCAATGTAAATCTTATGTTCGTATGGTTGTACTTCCAACCAATTAAGAAAGTCAATTAGTTCGTCTGTACTATAACCAGAACTCATAAAGTCACCAGCGTGAATAAGTACGTCACCACCAGGCAAGTCTAATTCTCTATGTTTAGTATGCGTGTCTGAAATTATGTGTAGTTTCATTTGAATTTTTCATTCCTTTCTGTGTTGTTCCATAGTGTTTCTAATTCTTTATCTTGGTAGTCATCAACTTGTTCAATCAAGTTAATACGTTTCTCGAGGAACTGAATCTTGTTGTACATATCTTGTTGTAATGGAATCATTGCTTCAACAAGGTCGGTTAACATAACCACTCGTTGGTTGAGTTCCATATCATTATCAATTAGTTTTTTTATTGATTCTTTATTCGTTTTCATAGTACCTATTATACGTTACTTATGAGCAAAAGTCAAGTTTCTACCACCATAAATTCCTATAAAATTTTCCAAATAATTCTAAACCTTCGTCAACTCTTTTCCAATGTTGTTCTTCATCTATTCTATGTTTATCATACTTGTCTTGGTCTTTGATATTCATATGCCATTCTCTATTGCCATCTTCATCTGGTTCACCAAACGTAGAATCACCAAAGATGCCATCAGGTACTTCAGGTTCATCAGAGTCAAAAGCATAAATCATTTTATCAATAACACCAATCCACTTCTTGAAGTATTCATCTTCCATCTTATTATAATCTGGGTCTCTTGCTACTCCGTGTTCATCGTCAACCACTAAACCTGGCTGAGAGTGTTGCTGTAATGGATCTACAATTTCATCATCAACAACTTGTAATGGATAACCAGCACAGTTGTTGTCATCCATAATAACTTCTTTATATTTCTTCAATCCTTCAGCAATAATTGGGGATAACGTAGCATCTAAGTTATATGTGTCGTCATAACTTACTATTGGTTTCTTTCCTTTAAATCTCATTGTCTATACCTCTGTTGCTTTCCACTCATCGCCTGGATTGCCAGGCCATAGTTTATTTTGTTCTGGAAATGGTGTCTTTACCATATTAGGAAACTCATTAACTAACGGTGGATCAAACAATGTTCTTAGTTTTTTATAAAGTTCTCTTGCTTCATCCATAGATAAAAAGATTGTTTCATCTCCATTCAAATCAATTGTTATTCCTACATTCATTCCCAAATTCCTACATTGTACATACTATCTATCATATTCTCAAAATCGATTAATCTGTTCTCGTCAATCAATTCTTGGCTCCAATCATCAACCATTCCTTGGTATGTAATACCATCTTCTTTAGTTACTTGAATGATAAGCGAAATTACTGGACCTCTGGTATTACGTAATGCATCAACCTTTTTTAAAATTCTCTGTGCGACTTTATTCATAATCTTAATCCTTCCATAAATTTTCTTTGTTCTTTTAATTCAGCAACTGATATAACCATATCAAGTAGTACCATTCTTTCAATCTGATTATTAATAACAAGGATAATATCATCAATCATTTCTTCGTACCATCCTTGACATTCACAAACGTAGTGGTCAGCATTATGTGAAGCATTTCTATCAAATCCGTGCGGAGCATTTGGGTGGTTAACGCAAGGTACTTCTTTGTCTGACTGACCTGGGACTTCATATTGTTTCATTTTTCAATCTCCGAATATACAATAGGCACAATCTTTTCAAATAAATAATCGTCTGGCTCATAAAACATAATT